GCCAGCATTGAACTGACGCCGGGGTATTTTCAGATAACGGCGGTCCCGCGTCTTGCGGTGTATGATCCGACGGTACAGTTTGAGTTCTGGTTCTCGGAAAAGCGGGTTGCGGATATCAGGCAGGTTGAAACCAGCGCGCGTTATCTTGGCACGGCGCTGTACTGGATAGCTGCCAGTATCAATATTAAGCCGGGCCATGATTATTATTTTTACGTTCGCAGTGTGAACACCGTTGGCAAATCGGCATTCGTGGAAGCCGTCGGTCGGGCGAGCGATGATGCGGAAGGTTACCTGGATTTTTTCAAAGGCCATATAACCGAATCCCATCTCGGTAAAGAGCTGCTGGAAAAAGTCGACCTGACGGAGGATAACGCCAGCAGACTGGATGAGTTTTCGAAAGAGTGGAAAGACGCCAGTGATAAATGGAATGCCATGTGGGGCGTCAAAATTGAGCAGACCGAAGACGGTAAGCATTATGTCGCGGGGCTTGGCCTCAGCATGGAGGATACAGAGGAAGGCAAACTGAGCCAGTTTCTGGTTGCCGCTAACCGTATCGCGTTTATTGACCCGGCAAACGGGAATGAAACGCCGATGTTTGTGGCGCAGGGCAATCAGATATTTATGAACGACGTGTTCCTGAAGCGCCTGACGGCCCCGACCATTACCAGTGGTGGAAATCCACCGGCATTTTCCCTGACGTCAGACGGAAAGCTGACCGCTAAAAATGCGGATATTAGTGGCAGTGTGAATGCGAACGCCGGGACGCTCAACAACGTCACGATTAATGAGAACTGTCAGATTAAGGGGAAACTGTCAGCCAACCAGATTGAAGGTGATATTGTCAAAACGGTCAGCAAGTCTTTCCCCCGCACGAGCACTTATGCCAGTGGCACCATCACGGTAAGAATCAGTGATGATCAGAAATTTGACCGGCAGGTCATGATACCACCAGTGTTATTCCGCGGTGGTAAGCATGAGAATTTCAACAGTAATAACCAACAGTCATACTGGTATTCAACCTGCCGGTTAAGAGTGACCCGCAATGGTCAGGAGATTTTTAATCAGTACACGACGGATGCTCAGGGCGTATTTTCCTCAGTTATAGATATGCCTGCCGGACAGGGGACGCTGACACTGACATTCACCGTATCTTCATCAGGAGCGAATAACTGGACACCAACAACCAGTATCAGCGATCTGCTGGTTGTGGTGATGAAAAAATCCACAGCAGGTATCAGTATCAGCTGAATTTTATAACCCATAACGGGCGTCAGAAATGACGCCTTTTTTATTGCAGAAAAGCGAGAGGTAATTATGCGTAAACTTTATGCCGCCATTTTGTCCGCAGCCATCTGTCTGGCCGTATCCGGTGCGCCTGCATGGGCGTCTGAACATCAGTCCACGCTGAGCGCGGGCTATCTTCATGCCTCGACGAACGTTTCCGGCAGCGATGATCTGAACGGGATTAACGTGAAATACCGTTATGAGTTTACGGACACGCTGGGAATGGTGACGTCATTCAGCTATGCAGGAGACAAGAATCGCCAGCTTACCCGTTACAGCGATACCCGCTGGCATGAAGGTTCCGTGCGTAACCGCTGGTTCAGCGTGATGGTGGGGCCGTCTGTGCGCGTGAATGAATGGTTCAGCGCGTATGCGATGGCGGGTGTGGCTTACAGCCGTGTGTCGACTTTCTCCGGGGATTATCTCCGCGTAACTGACAACAAGGGGAAAACGCACGACGTGCTGACCGGAAGTGATGACGGTCGCCACAGCAACACGTCTCTGGCGTGGGGAGCTGGCGTGCAGTTTAACCCGACCGAATCCGTGGCCATTGATATTGCTTATGAAGGCTCCGGCAGTGGCGACTGGCGCACTGACGGTTTCATCGTGGGTGTCGGTTATAAGTTCTGATTAGCCAGGTAACACAGTGTTATGACAGCCCGCCGGTTCAGGCGGGCTTTTTTGTGGGGTGAATATGGCAGTAAAGATTTCAGGTGTACTGAAAGACGGCACAGGAAAACCGGTAGAGAACTGCACCATTCAACTGAAAGCCAGACGGACCAGCAGCACGGTGGTGGTGAACACGGTGGCCTCTGAAAATCCGGATGAAGCCGGTCGTTACAGCATGGACGTTGAGTACGGTCAGTACAGCGTCATTCTGTTGGTGGAAGGATTCCCGCCGTCACATGCCGGGACCATCACCGTGTATGAAGATTCTCAACCGGGTACGCTGAATGATTTTCTCGGTGCCATGTCGGAGGATGACGTCCGGCCGGAGGCACTGCGTCGTTTTGAACTGATGGTGGAAGAAGCGGCGCGTCATGCTGAGGAGGCGAAGAAGAATGCCGGAGAGGCGGAGACGTCCGCGAGGAATGCCGGCATATCAGCCAGTCAGGCAGAAGAGAGCGCTGCAAATGCTGACACTTCAGCAGGGGATGCATCGGAGTCAGCCCGGCAGGCGGCAGAAAGTGCAGCCGCTGCAAAGCAGTCAGAGGAGGCGTCCTCGTCCTCGGCCTCTGCGGCTGCTCAAAAAGCCAGTGAGTCATCACAAAGTGCAGCAGATGCTGAGTTGTCAAAAAAGACGGCAGAAAGTGCAGCCGGTAATGCAGCCAGGGATGCAACGACCGCAACAGAAAAAGCCCGGGAGTCAGCAGAAAGCGCACAGTCAGCGGAACAAAGCAGGATAGCGGCGGAAGACGCCGTAAACCGAATCCCCACCGTGGTGGGACCTCCCGGGCCAAAGGGGGAACAGGGGCCCGCTGGCCCTCAGGGGCCGAAGGGGGATAAGGGAGAGCGTGGTGACACCGGCCCTGTCGGGGCAACCGGCGAACGGGGGGCGACAGGTGATGCTGGTCCGGCAGGACCACAGGGACCGAAAGGCGACAGGGGAGAGCGGGGAGAGACCGGTCTGACGGGAAATGCAGGTCCACAGGGTCCAAAGGGAGATACCGGTGCGGCAGGCCCGGCTGGCCCACAGGGACCGAAAGGAGAAACAGGTGCGGCTGGCCCGGTGGGGGCAACCGGACCTCAGGGACCGAAGGGCGACCCGGGGGAGACACAAATCCGTTTTCGTCTGGGGCCGGCGAGCATTATTGAGACAAACAGCAATGGCTGGTTCCCGGGTACAGATGGTGCGCTCATCACCGGACTGACCTTTCTTGACCCCAAAGATGCCACACAGGTTCAGGGGCTGTTTCAGCATTTGCAGGTCAGGTTTGGTGACGGGCCGTGGCAGGATGTTAAGGGGCTGGATGAAGTGGGCAGTGATACAGGCAGAACAGGAGAATGACATGAACATACTAAAAAAACTTATGCAGCGTCTGTGCGGTTGCGGAAAGCATGATGGCCGTGAACACGGGCAGTCGCTTACAGTACAGCTGCGACTGGGGCCGGCAGACATTCTGGAGTCCGATGAGAATGGCATTATTCCGGAGCAGGCCAGGGTAATCACGCAGGTGGTGATACTGGATGCGGATAAAAAGCAGATACAGTGCGTGGTAAGACCGCTGCAAATCCTGCGTGCTGACGGGACGTGGGAAAATATTGGCGGAATGAAATAGCCGACAGCTTCACAAAAACCGGAGTCCGGCTCCGGTTTTTGTTGTCATGTATGGGGGCTGTTTGTTATGACTCCCTGTGTTTGGAATGAATATTTAAATAGGGAGTTTTGTCATGCCGTTAACATCAGCTATTGCATCCTATTCATTTTCCACCGGAATGCAGGTTCTTCGTGCTCAAATGGCCGCCAGTGGCGGTGGAGAAATTACAGTAGGCGGGCAGACGGTCCGTATCACATATAGTGAAACGGATGGTCGCTTTCTGGCGAGTGGGGGCAATAACAGTTTGCTTTCTGGATTATTACTTACAGGGCTTAATGGTGGTCCTGAAGCGCTCAGGGATATAATGTTAAGAATGGTTTCAGGTTCAGGTAACACACAATCACATGGTGATATTGAGGGGAAAATATCACAATGTAAGTTTTCTGTTAATACGGAGAGCCTTCAGTGTCCATCCGAGGCGGTTCGATGCCCAATTATACTGGATAAACCAGAAGAAGGTGTGTTTGTTAAAAATTCAGAAGGTTCTTTGGTTTGTACCTTATTTGATTCGGTTTCTTTTTCTCATTTGGTTCGCGACGGTGGGAAGCACCCGCTAACACGAGAACCAATAACGTCATCAATGATTGTAAGTCAAGAACAATGTATTTATGACCAAACCAAAGGAAACTTTGTCATAAAGGATAAGTGAAATAAATATTACCCAAGCTATATGTTAACTGCCAGTTGCTTATATGAAATGCTACAGATGTTCAGGGTATAAGGATGTGGTAATTGGTGTACTGGATGCAGCTAAAAAGCATATACAGTGAGTGGTGAGGCCGCTGCAAATCTGGCGTGCTGACGGGGAAATATTGGCGGGATGAAATAGCCGACGGATTCACAAAAACCGGAGTCCGGCTCCGGTTTTTGTTGTCATGTCAGGGAGATGTTTGTTATGAAGCCCAGAGGAAATATTTATCTGTATGAAGGAATATGGTAATGCCTGGATTAGTATCATATATATCATCGACTTCATTCGCGAATGAGATGGCGGAAATGCGTCAGCAGGTAATGGAAGGGCAGATTGGAGGATTTCTCCTGGGAGGGGAGAGAGTTAGAGTTTCTTATATGCCAGATACAGGCCGTTTTTTAGCAGAAAGTGAAGGGCTGGGACTGGTTTATGCAGAATTATTGAATATTGGTTTTAATGATGGAGTTGATGCGCTCAGAAACAGGGTGTTAAGCGTGCTTCCTGGAATGGTGGCGCAGCGACAAGAGAACTCTTTGCAGGCCAAAATATCGGAATGTACCTTTACTGTTGATATTGAAAAACTTCACTGTCCTGGTGAGGTGCTTCAATGTCCAATTACACTGGAGCAGCCTGAAAAAGGTATTTTTGTGAAGAATTCAGATGGTTCAGATGTATGTACTTTATTTGATGCCGCTGCATTTTCTCGTTTGACTGGTGAAGGCTTACCCCACCCACTGACCCGGGAACCAATAACGTCATCAATGATTGTAAGTCAAGAACAATGTATTTATGATCAAACCAAAGGAAACTTTGTTATAAAATAAAGTTAATATATTTTTCTATAAAGTAATATTTTACATCAGTAATCTATATCAAAACGCCACAGACATTTAAAATATCAGATGTTGTCTGTGGCTGATACACTAAGATTATACGTGAAAGGTGCTTGACGTTACTCTGTGTTTGAACCAATCTAAGACAATACGGCTAATGCATGTATATTATTTTGATGCATTCGCTTGCTGTATGTTTTCTGATTGGCCAAATGTCCTGTCAATTAATCCTACTGGTTCTACGGGGGCATTTTTGGGAATGATCCAACCGCTTTCACTGATACTGCCTCTTGTAAGATATTTAACTTTTGCTTTGACGATAACTAAGTGATGTCCACGGCTAAATCGGTCAGCAACGCTAATATCTGTTGTGTATTCTGGTTCAATTCTACCACTTTTTATTTGCAGTTTTGCAATATCTTCAGAAACAGGACTTACATTTGGGTTTGCAATCTCGGCTCCCCCTGCGGTACTATAAGAAACAATGTTTTCAGCCTGAGAGGCAATAGTTCCTCGGCATAATGTTACCTCTGTCATTCCTGCATCATGATCACCGTTTTTGAATTTTTTGTAGATGTTTTGTACATTTTCTTCTTCGCTAGGATATAAGTCCTCTGATATCGCAGGCAACGTTTCCTCTAACTCAGGTGAGTCATCAGTAATATCGAGAAGCTCCTCATCATATCCTATATCGCCTTCTTTCAGTTCTGAATATGGCTTATCCGTATGTCGAATAAGTCCACCTCCTTTTAATCCGTCAGCTTGATAAAAGTTACCATCAGAGTCTTTATAAAACTTTACTAATGAATTTTTACCGTTATCGGTAAATGTACCTGAGTAAATGTTAGAGTTTGATTCTTTTGTTAATTCTAACTCTCTATTATTGTATTTTATTTTGTTTGGCATCTCATTGGATAAAGGTTGGTATGAGTGTTGTTTTCTATAAAAACCCTCACCAGAACGTTTGTAGTATCCATAGTTTTCTTTATTAAATCCAGTGGCACTATAAAGTTCATTACCTTCCATACTTGCTAATTCCAATATTTTTTTTGTGCTTTTTTGATAAATAAAATCAGTGTTTTCTATCGATTCTATCACTCTATAAGATGAGCCACGTTGCTGAGGTTCATTAATTATATTTTTATTTATTTTTTCCTCGGCAAAACGAAGGCCTGTGTATTTGGCATTTGAGGATCTTTGTGTGAATTTAGATTCGGCTGCTGGAATTGCTTCCATGCCAATACGTATTACATCCTGCATATAGCTACATACATCCGTAGATTTTTCAACAACTGCATGATTAAGTATACTGCTGGTTCCTGCTAATGCATTAAATCCTGGTACTGCACTCATAACTATATTCCAGATAGTGCCTAATAGATGAAGGCCACTTCTTGATGCGGGACTAAGCGAAGATGATGTACGATGATGTCTGGTATCGTCAATATCAAAACTTAACTCGATTAGTCCCCCAAGCCCTTCTTGGATAACTTTATTAAAACCATAAACAAACTCTTGACCTCCATTCATAGATGATATCTTTGTTTTGAACACCTCGAGAGCCTGAATTTTTTTTGCATGTTGTTCTTCTGATGACATCCAACTAGATTCCGTTATTTCACTAATCTGATGGACAAAACCTGTAATAGTATCTCTAAGCATTTTGTTTACATCCATTAGGCCCAGTAATTCACAATCCTGAATATGATTCTCAATATGATTTTGTGCTTTATAGTGTGCTTCTGCCCATGATAACTGTTTTTCCACAGCTAATTTCATTAGCCATGGATTGAAATAATTTCTATCTAAACTTGATATCACTGATTTTAAGTGTGGCGACAATTCATTGTTTTTTATTATTTTTTTTGATATGTGGTTTACTACATTATTATTAAAGTGCCTCTGGTAATGTTCGCACTGCGCTACAATCTCACTTAATATGAGGCGATGATGTTTAACTCCATTAGTGGAGCACAGTATTTTGTCTCCGCCATCTTTTGATAAGTGATGGATTACTAATTGCGCACATTTAAATATATGTTCAAAATCTCTTTTGTTTGGCTTTTTATTTGATTTAAAACTATTTAATTCTAGTGTTAAAAATATGGATTCTTTACCGTATAGATCATCAAAAAGTAGTGGTGCAGTGTGTGAAAGCTTATGCCTCACAGTTTGCATATAATGATTTTCTGGTTGTGTTATAACTAGCTCGCCTTTTTTGGGAGGGGCATAGTCTAAATGAAATGGCAGGGGGTGTACAATTATATCTCGCGCAAGTGTTTCATAAATATTGAACTCATGCTCTCGGTTATTTTTTATGAAATCTCTAAAAAAAATGGGTTTTCTATTATCACTTCCTATTTCAAATCTGTAATAATGATTCTTTATTAATTCAAGTATGTAATCTCTTGCCGCACCTCTGCCATTGCGATTCCATATTCCTGTTTGAGAAAAAGTAAGTAATTCATGATATCCCCTAATGTAATGTTCTTGCTCTTGTTCTTGTTCTAGTTTTGTTAAAATGTTGTAAAATGGTATGAATTTTGGTACTATTGATTCTTCAAGTTTTTTTGCAATAAGAACACCTAATTTTTCAGCTGGTGCCGCATGTTCTTCTGGAAGAGACCTTGAGTGCCTGATATGAATTTCATCAAATAAATTTCCATGACCGCTCTGTGGTTTGTAGTTGTTGTTTAATGGTTTAAATATTCCTGAGGCAAGTAATAGTCCATTAAGTGCGATTTTTTTATAGTGAACTCCATCTGATTGCGTGATAATAGGTAAGGTTTCTTTATTTTCTATATAACTATCAAAAAAATCTTTCTGAAGAGCTTTTCCCTTTGATATTACTTGTTCAATATTATCCGGCTGTATATTTAATTTTTCACTATCAAATAGTTTGTGCTCCGTCCCTACAGATGCATACTGAAATGACTTTAAAGGATGGGCCATTGCCAGCGGATTTAATTCCTTAAAAATAATATTGGTATATATGTTAATATCATTATAACTCAGCATATCTTGATTAATAATATGTTTTAAAAAAAGGTTTAGTAGTATTTTTTCTGGTGGGAGAGTTTCTTCTGATGACTCCTTTTGTGGTTCAATAAGGTTACCTTTTTCATCAATAGCAATGAGCATTTCGCTTATGCCATCCTCTTTTTTATTATATGAATAATTATTTGCTATATCTATTTGGCATTTATTAATATCAGCATTCGATAGGTTATCTATGGAATAGTTAACCATTCTTCTGAATGTTGGGCTGTGTGAGTATTGATGCTGTAATATTCTGTTTATGTTTTCCTCTACAATATCATTGTGTGGATGAAAAAATATATCATAAATATTTAAATTGTAATGTTTTTCATTTCTTGCTTTTTTATCAAAAGCACATTGTTTTTGGCTTACTCCAGATGTTTGCTCATTAAAAACTATATCGTTATTAGTTTCTGATAGTTTCATTAAGTATTTGTTTGTGTCCCATGTTCTGATTTCTTTAATTTTTGATAGAGGAGCTGTGGTATACGAAGTAGAATGATGGATTGTCGGCATTTTTTCTTCCTTTGAATGAAAGTAATTTTCTATAGAATTTCCATAATCCCTTTAAGGGAGGCTTTTTTATGATATTTTTAAGTGGAAGTCAATATGTTGGTAAAATATTATTATACCCCTCGACGAATCTTAGGGTAAGTTATCTCTCTATTTAAGAACTATGGTAACTTTCAATTATTTACAAAGCTGTTTGGATATTCAGGTCATTATCTCTTTGGGAATCCGGATTTCAAAATTAACAAAGCTTCTTCTATGCTGCATTTATATGGGGTTACTCATAACATGGTGGCTGAATACTTGATAGTGGTGTATTAATTCACCAGAGGTCATCGTCATGGACGAAAACTGTGGTGAAAAGAGTTAATTTCCGGAGTGACTGACAGGATGCCAATCAATGATCGGAAGCATGCCTAACTGTGATCGATTCAGATGCCATTTTGCAACCACTGTGCAGGGAGTCTTGCCGGTTATCTTCGCATGCTCACCGACAGCTCAGCTGTTAGTCATCAAAACACTCTCAATGGACATGAATGTAGGCTATATAAGGGCAACGCGCATCCACTTACCCAATGTGGTTGAGCAAATAGACTTCGATCACTTTCATGTGGCGAAACAACTGGTGGAGGTGATGGATAAAACCCGCCAGAATGAACATCCGCATCTTCCTGTTGAAAGTCGTCGTCAGGCAAAGGGAACGCGCTTCTGGTGGCAGTACAGCGATAAATGGATGACCGAATCCAGGCAGGAAAAGTTGATATGGCAGAGTGCGCAGATGAAGCTGACGAGCTAGTGCTGGGAGCTGAAAGAACTGGCAAAGGATATCTGGAGCAGACCATGGAGCGAGGAAAGACGCAACGACTGGCATAG